TGAAATAGATTGTCAAGTTCGTTGGATGATTAATGAACCTATCTTTCAACGTGTACTTCCACAATTTGAGGGTGGTGGACAAACAGTATCTTATTACATGAGACCTGCATACTACTGGTTAGGATGGGGTATTAAAGGTAATAGAGAACTTTACGCATATGACTACACTAAAAAAATGGTATTGGTATAACATATGCTTGTAGACAATTCTTTAGTATTTGACAATAATGTTTTTGAAATAAACGAAGACCCAATAATTACTACAATTGATACAGAGATTGCTAAGATAACAACGATTGATAACTTTTATAAGGACATAGATGGAGTTACGGCACAACTTCCAAAAATGCCTATAAGTTTAATCTGGGAACAACCAGATAATAACAAAACTTTTATTGATGCAAGAAAAGTATACAAATCAAATATGCGTGGGACAACACTTCCCTATGCATTTGATGGGTCATTACGTATATTGGTGTCAAATATCATTGAGTTTCCTCCAGAAAGAATGAATATCAATAAAGAATTTGTTGTAAATTGTTTCTCATATACTGAAGACTTTGAACCATTTCTAAAGGAAAACTGGTATGGGTGTCATCGAGACGACCATGACATTCTTCCGCGGGATGGTATTTCTGCTACAGGTCAAGTTGCGATTGTGGTTTTTCTAAATGAACACTATGAGGAAGGTGAAGGAATGAACTTCTATGATGTTCCACCTGGTGTAAAAACAAACATTCGGTGTAAAAAATCTGAAGTTAAACAGATACATAGTGTACAGGGTAAAAAGAATCGTGCAGTTCTTTTTGACTCTCAGTTTCCTCACGGACAACACACACCAACAAATCAGTTCAAGAACGAAATGAGATACACTCAGGTCATTTTCGTTCCATTGTACTAAGACCCTTGACACCAGTCAGGGTTTACCTTATACTATAAAGGTGGTTGAGAGACCACTGCTGTGACCCCCTTGGTAGTTCAGGGTTAGAGGCGATAGGAACTACCTCATGGGCTCATAGTTAAACGGATATAACTACGCTCTTCTAAAGCGTTATTCTAGGTTCGATTCCTAGTGAGCCTGCCATTGGCCTATAGCTCAGTTGGTAGAAGCGTCTGACTGTTAATCAGAATGTCCTAGGTTCGAGTCCTAGTGGGCCAGTTAGCTCGAATAGCTCAGGGGTAGAGCACCTCCTTTACACGGAGATTGTCGGGGTTCGATCTCCTCTTCGAGCATGTCGTATCAATCTAATGAATCATGTTAGTTATCAGATGCAAAAATTGTAATACGGAACTTACGAGTTCTCCAAAGACTCAGACATGTGGTTGTCCTAATAACACCACACTCACTGATGATAAGATTTCTGCTGTTGATTTATCTAAAGTATTGATTGTATCAAACAATAAACTTGATGATAGTCATAATATATTGACCGCAGCAGACTTGATGTATCAGGAACAAAGACGTAGACGTAAGGTAAAGAGGATTGACTTTGAAGTGAGATGATATTTGAGGAATTACATAAGAACGTCTTTCATGTGAAGAATGTTTTTCCCACGGAGATGTTTTTACGAGTTGGTGATGAGTTTAATCCTATAAACAACCATTGGATCTTTGATAAAGAATCGTCATATGATGACGGTAATAGTTCTATTCGAGGTAAACTAGTAAAAAGTTCTAGTTTCATGGGTGATAATCTGGTTCTCATTGACATAGGAATGTATGTAAAACTTAAAGTTGAGAAACATCTAAGACAAAAATTAAAACTGATTAAAGTAAATACCAACATTCAATATTCTGGTATGCAGTCTATCTTCCATAAAGATGGTCCATTAGTTAATCCATCTGATTCACTATGGACGTTTGTGATATTTTGTCAATCAAATTGGAACACCATATGGGGTGGAGAGTTCTGTTGTAATGTAGGAGACGAGTATGTTTATGTCCCATATATTCCTAATAACGGATGTTTATTTGATTGTACGAATGATCATACAGGTTTTGCACCCAATAACTTAACATCAAAACCCAGACTGTCATTGGCATATACTTTTCTAGAGACTTGACTTTGAAGTCAGGTAACAGTACAATAAATAAATCAACTACAAATGAGATGATGGAAGTCTTTACGGTAAAAGAGTATCAAGATCGTTGGGATGAGTTGATGGAAAGGGTAGAGAATGGGGAGACTTTTGGTATAGTCAATGAGAACGGACAGGCTGCTGTAATGATGCCTGCTGATGATGAGACTCTGCGAATATACACAGAGCATAATAACGAAGCCCCTTAGGTTTTTATTTGCTTCTTTAGCAATCTGGTGAATGCAACAAACTCATAATTTGTCTAAGGTGAGTTCGATCCTCACAAGAAGCATTGAGGTCAGTTCGCAGACTGTCCTCTTGACTCATACGGTCAAAACCCTTATACTACTAAGGTCAACACGAAAGACAATGACTATTACTTCTAAGTTCAAAAAAGACATCACAACTCTCCGGTCTGCAGCCAATGGAGAATTCTTCCTTGACGTAAAGAATCCAAAACTTTATAAAAAAATTCGTAAATTTTATGAGAATGATGGCGTCACTTTTTCTGGTGATCCTCTCGATGATTATGACATTCTCATCGATTGTATTGCAGAAGACCTTGAAAGTGTGGAAGTCGGTTGATGAAAGTTCTTCTAGAACATTTTCCTTATCGATACGTTGAGTGTGGTACATTGGAAATCAATGGTATGCCCGACTATCGAATTCAAAAGGCAGACAGTTGGAGTAAACGTTACATGGATATGTATCTGTGTGATAATCAAATGCAAATGTTGACCGCAATGGAAGACTTTGAATATACTAAATGGTTAGATCCAGATGGTGTTCCTTGTTATATAATGGACAGAGTTTCTAGATAATAATAAATAGAACAGATTTGTATTTCGATTATGTCTAGTAGAAAAACATCAGATACTGGGGCATATATGTCTCAGTACGACCAGGAAGTAGAGACCAGACTTCAAGCTCTTGAAGCTGGTATCAAAAAGGTTGGGGAAGAAGTTCAAAAAAAGAATTCCGCCCCTGCCGTAACTGCTCCTGCTCCGGTTAGTGGTGATCTAGAAGCCAAAGTAGAACTACTACTTAGTATTCTAAAACAGACACCTAGTCTTAACATTGAAAAACTTTCTAAAGGCAAACTTTGATATGAGTTTCTTGCTTCTCTAAAGAGCAAGTGGCGCGGCATAAACCCTATACTAGGAGGTCTTGACAAAGGCCTCCTTTTTTAATACAATACATAGAGGGATATTATAATTATTCATATGAAGATTGGTTTTAACTGTAGTTCCTTTGACTTGTTCCATGCAGGACATGTAACAATGTTGAAGATGGAAAAAGAACTATGTGATTATCTTGTAGTTGCTCTTCAGGTTGATCCTACTATTGATAGACCTGGTATCAAAAACAAACCCACCCAGAGTGTGTACGAGAGGTATGTACAACTCCAAGGTTGTAAGTATGTTGATGAGATTCTAATATATGAAACCGAGGATGATCTTATTAATCTTATAAAAACTCAAACACTTGACATTAGATTCTTGAGTGAAGAGTATAAAGATAGAGATTTTACAGGAAAACAGTATTGTATCGATAATAATATTGAACTACACTATCATTTAAGACGACATAAGTATTCTTCGACTGAACTTAGAAATAGAGTTTACACTTTGGAGAATGCAAAAAGAACCGAACTAGTTCCTGGTAAAGTGTTAGAACAATACTCGCCAGAACTTCTTACTAAGTATGAGGACCAATGAGTATTTTAGTTACAGGTGGTGCAGGATTTATTGGAAGTAATCTTCTTCGTCATCTTGAACAAGAAGATACGGAAGTGATATGTGTCGATAAACTTTCTTATGCATCTGATGAAAGAAATCTTCCAGACTATGTAAAATTTTATAGAACAGATCTTAGTGATGCCGAAGCAATTCAATATGTATTTGAACAAGAGAATATCGAACAAGTCTTTCATCTTGCTGCAGAAAGTCATGTAGACAACTCAATCATTAATTGCAAACCTTTTGTACAATCCAATGTTTTAGGGACTGTTAATCTTCTTCAATGTGCATTAGAAAATGATGTAGACAGGTTTATGCATATTTCTACTGATGAGGTATTTGGATCTATTTCGTCTGGCTCTTTTAGTGAAACCTCTCAATACAACCCAAGAAATCCATATTCTGCTTCTAAAGCAGCCAGTGATCATTTCGTAATGGCATACTACAATACTTATGGATTACCAACAATTATTACCAATTGTTCTAATAACTATGGACCAAGACAACATTCAGAAAAGATGATACCTAAAACTATTCTGAGCATCATGGATGGTAAACCTGTTGATGTATATGGTTCTGGAACACAAGTTCGTGATTGGATCTATGTTGACGACCACTGTAAGGCTCTTATAGAACTTTGGGAAGTAGGTAGATTGGGACAGAGATATAATATTGGAGGTGAATGTGAACTTGAGAACATTGAACTTGTTCATATGATTGCTAAACTAATGAAGGAAGAACCAAATATTAACTTTGTTGAAGATAGACTTGGACATGATCAAAGATATTCAACATCCAATGATAAGATCACAACTGAAACACCTTGGACTGTATCGACACATATCGAAGAAGGTCTCTTAAAAACTATCAAATATTATTATGAACAGAACTGATACTCCTCTCAAGGATGCATTTGTTATTCAAGTAGATAAGTATAAAGATAATAGAGGATTCTTTCTAGAGTCTTACAACTCCAAATCATTTAAAGAGATTGGGTTAGATGGTGAATTTGTTCAAGACAATCACTCCAACTCTACAGTAAATGTCCTCAGAGGACTTCACTATCAGGTAGAGAAACCACAAGGTAAACTTGTTCGGTGTATGTCTGGACGGATTCTGGATGTCATAGTAGACTTGAGAGAGTCCTCAGAGACCTTTGGTGAGTCGTATTCAATTGATTTGTACTCACCAGAAGTCATGTTATGGGTTCCGCCAGGGTTTGCTCATGGGTTTTATTGTATGCTAGACAACTGTCATGTTGCATATAAAACTACTGACTATTACTACAAAGAGTATGATAGAACTCTTCTGTGGAATGATAAAGACCTTGGTATTCAATGGCCAACACCAACACCAATCCTTTCGGACAAAGATAAACTAGGTAAGACTATGAGTGAGTGTGAAAAGTATGACTGACCTTTCTTTATTTGGAGGAACTGGATATATTGGTTCAACATATGAACGAATGTACCCCGGTAATGTAATCATTCCTCGTGGTCAAAGACATTTTGACACCAAGAATGTGTTGTATTTTATCAGTACAACAACTAATCAGAATGTCTTTCAGGATCTGCAGGTTGATATCGATGTCAATCTAAAAATCTTTACTGAATTCTTATCACATTGTAAGAGAACTGATACTGTAATCAACTTTGTAAGTTCAGGGTTTGTTTATGGTAATGATATTCTAGATGCTAAAGAGACTGACTGTTGTAATCCAACTGGGTTCTATTCTATTACTAAAAGATGCGCAGAACAACTTCTGGTCTCTTATTGCGAGACCTTTGGTGTCAAGTATCGTATCTTTAGAATTGGTAATGTCTTTGGTATTGATCCAACAGTATCACAAGGTAAGAATGTTCTAGGTTATATGATCCGTCGTCTGAAGAATGATGACTATATTGTATTGTATGATGGTGGTAACTATGTCAAAGACTACATGCATGTCGAAGATGTGTGTAGTGCAATGAACTTATTGATGGAGACATCATTTACCAATCAAATCTATAACGTTGGTACTGGTGTGTCTCGTTCATTCAGAGAAGTTATCGAGTTTGCAAAAGACTATGTTAGGAGTAATAGTGAGTTGATTAGTGTAGAGATACCTGAGGAACAGAAGTATCTACAGATTAAAAACTTTACAATGAATATAGATAAACTTTCATTCTATGGTCATGTTCCAAACCTCACAATTGATACTGGAGTCGAAATGATGTGTAAAGCATATTGACTACAGAACAATTTTTGGGTAAAATAAATAGTAAGTAACAAATTAAATGTATGTCTGAATTTAAGAAAACCGCACTAGTACTAGGTGCGGGTGGGTTTATTGGTAGTCATATGGTGAAGAGACTACGATCAGAAGGTTACTGGGTTCGTGGTGTTGATCTAAAGAGACCGGAGTATTCTGAGACTGAAGCAAACGAATTCATTCAAGGTGACTTGAGAGATAGAAGTTTTGTCCGTCGTTGTATTCGTACCACTGGCGTCAACGGTGGGTTCTATGCATCGGTTGCAGATAAGTTTCTTTCACCCTTTGATGAGATCTATCAGTTTGCTGCTGACATGGGTGGCGCAGGATTTGTATTCACTGGTGAGAATGATGCAGACATCATGCATAACTCTGTGACTATCAATCTGAATGTACTTGAAGAACAACATCTACTTAATCTGGATGAGTATGTAAATCAGACTAAGATCTTCTACTCTGGTTCTGCATGCATGTATCCAGAACACAATCAACTTGATCCTGATAATCCTGACTGTCGTGAATCATCAGCATATCCCGCAGCACCAGACTCAGAATATGGATGGGAGAAACTCTTCTCTGAGCGTCTCTACCTTACTTACAATCGTAACCATGGGATCCCTGTTCGGGTTGCTAGGTATCACAATATCTTCGGACCTGAAGGAACCTGGGACGGTGGAAGAGAGAAAGCACCAGCTGCAATCTGCCGTAAAGTTGCTTACCTCCCGAACGTCGGTGGAGGTATCGAGGTGTGGGGAGATGGCTTACAAACTCGTTCCTTCTTGTATATTGACGAATGCATTGAAGCAACTCGACGACTGATGGATTCGGACTTCATCGGACCAGTTAACATTGGTTCTGAAGAGATGGTCACTATCAATCAACTGGTAGAGACTGCTGCTAAGATTTCTAATAAAGTAGTTAGAAAGATTTACAAATTGGATGCACCTTTGGGTGTCCGTGGTCGTAACTCTAACAATGATCTCATTCGTGAGGAACTTGGATGGGATTACTCTCAAAGTCTTGAAGAGGGTATCCGTAAAACATACGAATGGATCTGTACACAAATCGAGGAAAAGGACAATGGGAATCTCAGTTGATAGAATTCACGAACTAGTAGGTAGTCGTGATCAGGTTGTAATCTTTGAAGTTGGTTGTGCTGACGGAACTGATACTAGACAGTTCCTCAGTAAGTTTGGGACTAATCTCAAGATCTATACGTTTGATCCTGACCCCACCAACATCAAAGCAATGTCTGAAGATGGTGGTGTAGATGTTAAAGGTAACTCGAATTCAAAACTAAGGTCTGATAGTCGTCATACTTTTACTTCTGCTGCAATTGCCGCACAAGATGGTAAAACTACCTTTACTAGAAGTAGAAATGTGAATGGTCCTGGTGGTGGTACAGACTGGGGTCGTTATTCTGGTTCAATTTACGAACCAAAGACCATTGTCAATAGTCCTAAGTATGGGAACCGTTGGCCAATGATTCAGTATGATGAGAAGATTGAAGTTGTAACTCGTAGTATTGATTCATTCTGTGATGAGAATGACATTAAACATATCGACTTTATGTGGATGGATGTTCAAGGTGCAGAGAAGGAAGTGTTCCGTGGTGCACAGAATATGATCGGTAAGATTGATTATATCTACACTGAGTATCACGAAGAAGAAATGTATGAAGGTGCTACTAATCTTCAGACAATTACTGATCTTCTGGTTGGGTATGATATGGAACATAACTGGCCATACAATGATGTGGAAGGTGGTGATGTATTGTTTAAACTGAGAGGTTGAGATGAAAGTATTTGATGTATTTTTGTTTGGTTATGAACTAGATCTATTGGAGATTCGTATGAATCTTCTTGATCCTTATGTGGATTACTTCGTATTCAGTGAGGGTGGTAAGACATTCTCTGGTGAAGACAAAGGGTTTGTTTTTAAGAAAACTGATAAGAGGTTCAAGAAGTTTAAAGATAAGATCATTTATACTAAGATTGAAGAACCAACATCTGAACAACTTCATGAACAAGGTGTAAAGTATAATGTGAAGAAAGAATCTTTCATGAGAGATACTTTTTATAAAGATAGTATCCTTGATGTTCTTAAGGAACATTGTTCTGATGAAGATGTAATCATCTGGTCTGATCTAGATGAAGTACCTAACCCAGAAGTCATTGAACAGATCAAAGACTTCTATGAACCTGGTACGGTATATAACTTTGCACAGGATAACTACCAAGCTGCATTGAATTGGTTTGAAACTACGGGTACTATTACCTCCCAGACACAAGACTTCTCTTATGAAGAAGAAGGTCCACGTTGGATTGGTACCAAGATGTGTGACTTTGCCACACTAAGTAAGTATTCTTTGACTAACATTAGACGTGAACTTCCTCAAGAGAAGAATCTAAGAATCTATCCTGGTGGTTGGCATTGGAGTACAGTTGGTAGTGATGAAGAGTGTACTATGTACGAGAGAGTGATGAAGAAGATCAAGTCTTCTGCACACACTGAACTCAACAATGAAAAACTGATTGGTGAACTCGAACAGAGATTGAAAGATGGTCGGTCACCACTGGGTCAAGACAATGCATCATATTGTATTACTCACTTTGATACTGATAGGTTCCCACAGTATCTCATTGACAACCAAGAGAAGTATTCTTATTTGATCAAATGATTGTAACCGAAATCTATAGGGGTTCTGGACTGGGGAACCAGATCTGGAACCTTGTTGTATCTAGAATCCTTGCACATAGACATGGATATAAGTGGGGTGTAAAGAAAAGTACTCCATTCAAGGCACGTAAGTTTATGCCTGACTTTGATTATGGTGAAGAAGTAACTGGTGGTCATACACCCAGAGAAGGACAACCACCTGAATCATTACCTGATGGTATCAACTATTACATTCGTGAGAGGAATGATCCTCTTCCACAATGTGGTCATAGTGGTATCTTTTTTGATCCTGGTCTATGGAATAATCTTCCTGATAACTCAAAGATTGATGGTCTCTTTCAGTGTTTAGAGTATATCAATGACCGTAAGGATGATATTCGTCAGTGGTTATCTCATAATGTAAATGTCACTGAGTATTCTGATGAAGATATTTGTGTCATTCACTTCCGTGGTGGTGAGTATTTGATTACTGCATCATGGTTAGAACCAAAGTTTTACGAGAATGCTCGTGATAGAATGTTAGAACACAATCCAAACATGAAGTTTGTAGTTGTGACTGACGATCCAGAGAATGCAAACAAGTTTATTCCATGGGCAGAAGTTGTAGGTGCCACTACACTCAAGGAACAAGAAGACATTGAACAAGGAACAGGTTTCTTTAAATACAAAGGAGGTAATATTGGTGTTGATTATTCTATTCTACATAATGCTAGGAACGTCATTATGTCGGCATCAACATTTTCCTTCTGGCCAGTATGGACATCTAATGTCGCACCCAAGGTCATTGCACCCAAGTACTGGTTTGACCATAAAACCTCTAACGGTTGGTGGAGAGGTGACGATATGATCGTCAAAGATTGGGATTACATTGATGGAGAGGGTAAACTCTTCAGTGGTCCTGATTGTCAAAGGGAGTATGACCTTTACAGACTCAAGACTCCATATTATAATCACTAAAGACAGAGAGTATCATGTATCAATTGATTGAGAACTTCATTCAATCCGCTAAGGAGATGGATGATAATGTGTTTCCCTTCATGGCTAACAAAGATTGGAAGCCAGGTAACAATGTATATTACTCTGGACCATATTGGAATGATCTAGAAGCACAAGAACTTATCTACGCTGTAATGAAAGGTAAGTGGTTGTCTTCTGGTGAGAAGGTAAATAAATTTGAGAAAGAATTCTCTAATAGGTTTGAGTTTGATCATTCGGTAATGGTGAACTCTGGTTCATCAGCCAACCTAGTAATGATTGCTGCCCTGAAAAAATACTATGGGTGGGAAGATGGTGATGAGATTATTGTATGTTCTTGTGGTTTTGCAACTACCATTGCACCGGTGGTTCAGGCTGGTCTGAAGCCAGTCTTCGTTGACATCAACTGGGATGACCTGAACTGGAATATGGATCAGGTAGAAGAGAAGATTACTGAAAGAACTCGTGCAGTATTCTCCTCACCTGTTCTAGGTAATGCGTATGACATGGATAGATTGGTAGAACTTTGTAAGAGTAAAGATATTCATATCATTGCAGACAACTGTGACAGTCTTGGGAGTAGATATAAAGGTGACTATCTCACCAAACACGCAGTGGCTGCATCGTGTTCGTTCTATCCTGCACATCATATCTGTACCATTGAAGGTGGTATGGTGTCATCAAACAACAAAGCAATCATTGATCTTGCTCGTAGTTTTGCTTGGTGGGGTCGTGGTTGTTATTGTGTAGGTCAACAGAACCTACTCTCTAACGGTGTCTGTGGCCGTCGTTTTGATACTTGGTTGGATGGTTACGAAGACATTGTTGACCACAAGTATGTGTTCTCCCAGATGGGTTACAACTTGAAACCACTTGACATGCAAGGTGCAGTTGGGTCAGTTCAACTTCTGAAGTTTGATGACATTCATAGACTGAGAAGGAAGAACAAAGATCGTATTCAAAGTATCATTGAGACCATTGATGGTTGTCGTGTTGTTAACGAACGTGATGATAGTGAGACTAGTTGGTTTGGTGTACCTATTGTATGTGACAATAAGAAACTGAAACACTCTCTTGTTGCACACCTTGAGAAGAACAAAGTACAGACACGTAATTACTTTGCAGGCAACATTCTTCTTCACCCTGGTTACTCACATCTTGATGATGCCATGAAGTATCCTGAAGCCAATAAGGTTCTTAACACAGTATTCTTCTTGGGTTGTTCACCAGTCATTACTGATGATATGATAGACTACATTGAAACAGTCGTAGAGGATTTTAAAAATGCTTGATCTATCCAGAGTTACATGCTTTGCGATTGACAATACAAATCGAATAGAAGAAACCATCAATGCACTTCACACTTGTAAGAACGTAGCAAACTTTGGGGAGGTTAAGTTAGTTACCACCCCCAACTACGTTGAGAAATACAAGGACGAATGTGCATCTGATGGTATTTTAGTAGAAGAACAAGTCAAACCACTTACTAATATTGATGAATACAATTACTACATTCTTTACCACCTTCACAAACACATTGATACAGAGTTTTGCCTCCTCGTCCAGGATCATGCTTTTATTATTAATCCTGATGCTTGGAGGGAGGAGTTTTTCTCGTATGACTATATCGGAGCCCCATGGCCAATCAGAGACAGAGCATACATCACTCCCTATGGAGAACATCAAAGAGTAGGTAATGGTGGATTCTCTTTCAGGTCAAAGAAACTTTTAGAAGTTCCACGAACACAATGGATACCATTCAGAGTTGCCGAAGTTGCAAAGGACTTCTATAAGATGTTTGGTGGTAAAAACACGAACGAGGACGGTAATATATGTGTCCACAACAAACACCTTTATGAGATGAATGGGTGTAAGATAGCTCCAGTAGAGGTAGCCAAATACTTTTCGTATGAGTCCCCTGTCCCTGAGAACCAAGGTATAATTCCCTTTGGGTTCCACAATAATCTTCCACCTGGTGTCACCGTGGAGGGTTACAACCCCCGATAAATACTACAGATTTGTTATTACTATGTCATTTGTTTATAATGCTCCCTCCTTTGTGGAGGTAGACAATGTGTTCCCTGAAGGTCCAAAAAGAACTGACAATAACACAGCAGCATACACTCTCAATCACATTACCTTTGCGGAGAATGTGGATGAGTTTGGAGGAGAAGGAGATATTCTAGAGTTCGGTGTCTGTAGTGGTGGTACACTCCTCCCTATTGGACAGAAGAACCCATCCCGTAAGGTCTTTGGTTTCGATCACTTCAAAGGTCTGGAAGTCACACAACAACCAACACCATCATATGCTGGTTGGGCAGAAGGTGCATTCCGTATTGGTGACCCATCTTATACTTGGATTCCCAAAACTGTAGAAGATGTTAAGAGAAAGTGTTCTGTATCACCTAATATCAAAATCTTTGTTGAAGATGTTCATGAGATGGTAGAGAAAGAACCATCTGACTTTGGTATTGGTAAGGTTGGTGCAATTCATATTGACCTAGACATCTACGAACCCACAGTATCAGCATTCAAGTTTATCGATAAGTGTGAGTGGGATAAACTCTACTTCCGTTTTGATGACTGGCATGGTCATGAGCCTGACTATGATCACCATGAACGGAAAGCATTTAGAGAATGGATTACCAAACACGGATACAACTTCGAAATCGTTGAAGATGGTATCAGTGCTGGTGTGAAGGTATGGAAATAAAGGTATCAGTAGTCATCCCTTGTTATGAGTATGGTGGTAAGGGTGTCAGATACCTTTCTGATATGTTTAGAACCATCTCACAACAAACACTTAAAGAAGTAGAAGTTATCATTCCAGACCACAGTGTCAACACTGACATTGAAGAGTTCTGTTATGATAACATTTTTGATCTTGATATACTTTACTATAGAAATGAAGTAGATAGAGGTAATGCAGCATCCAATAAAAATGTTGGAATGGACTTTACTAGAGGTAAAGTTGTTAAGATGATGTATATGGATGATTACTTCTATACAAGTGATGCACTAGAGAAAACTTATAATGCCTTAATGAATTCTGATAAGATGTGGTTGGTCTGTGGTACCAATCATACAAGAGATGATGGTAAAACATTTGATACTTATATTATGCCACAGTGGAACGACAATATGTTACGAGCAAGAGGTAATAATACCATGAGTGGTGTCTCTGTTAT